GGAGATAATAATTAATCTTTAATAAAAACTTTTATGTCATTGGCCAAAATGTTTAAATTGTTTTATTACTTTTTTGATATTTAATAGAAAGTAATAAGGAGTTGAATTTATAATGAATAATTATATTATATATGCTCATAAAAATAAAATTAATGGTAAAATTTATATTGGGCAAACTTGTTAGAATCCAAAGAAACGTTGGGACAATGGCAGAGGATATAAAACGTCTCCTCGTTTTTATAATGCTATTTAGAAATATGGGTGGGAAAATTTTGAACATATTATAATTCAAGATAATTTAACATTAAAAGAAGCTAATATAATAGAAGAAAAATTAATTAAACTTTTTAAAACAACTGATGAAAATTATGGTTATAATATAACAAGTGGCGGACACAATTTTACTCATTCAGAAGAAACAAAAGCTAAAATTGGAAGTTCAAATAGTGTATCTTTAAAAGGAAAAACTCATTCAGAAGAATGGAAACAACAAATGTCTGAATTATTTAGTGGCGAAGGCAATCCCTTTTATGGTAAACATCATACAGATGAAACAAAAAAGAAAATTTCTGAGAATAGAAAAGGCAAGACCGCAGGGGAGGCTCATCCCTTTTATGGTAAACATCATACAGATGAAACAAAAAATAAAATTTCTGAAAATAGAAAGGGCAAAGGCGGAAGAAAAGTAAGATGTATTAATACAGGAGAAATTTTTAATAGTTTAGGAGATGCCGCAAGATGGTGCGGGCTAAAAAATTGTACAGGAATTAGTCAAGTATGTTTAAAAAATGGAAAATAGAAAACCGCTGGAAAACATCCTATAACCAAAGAAAAATTATTATGGGAATATGTGGAGGAGATTAATGAGTAATAAAAATAGCTACAATGAGGATTCTATTGTTAGCCTTAGCCCAAGGGATTTTACCAGGCTACGTCCTGGAGTTTATGTAGGGTCAACAGAATATTCTACACAGTTATTGATTGAGATTGTTTCCAACGCTGTTGATGAATATAAAGCTGGTAATGGAGATAATATTGATGTTATGATTAATGACAAAAATGTTATTTCTGTTTTAGATAATGGACAAGGCTTCTTAGTGAATTCCCTTAGAGAAGATGGGAAAACCGTATTGGAAGCCTCTTTTAGTGTGCTTAATACAAGTGGTAAATATACAGACGATGGCGTTTATGAAGGAACTGCGCTCGGCTTGAATGGTATTGGTAGTAAACTTGCCACTTATCTTTCTCATTCTCTTTATGTAGAAACCCATAGAGATGGAGAAATGGAAGCTATTAATTTTGTAGAAGGTGAATTTTCAAATCGTAAAGTTGGAAAGCTAAAAGATTTGGACTTTGCGCATGGCACTTTAGTCAGATGGGAACCTAGCGAAGAATTTTTTACTCATGTTGAAGTTGATATTGATGTAATTAAAAAGTTGTTTAGAGTTCTTGTTTGCCTGTGTCCGGGACTGAGAATTAATCTGGATAATAAGGGCGAAAGCACCACTTATTATTCTAAGAATGGCCTTAATGACTTAGTAGATGACTCTGTTAAGGATAAAGAACTGATTAAAAATAGATTTAATTTTAATTACGCAAATGGCAAATATCAGATGAACATGGTATTGACTTATACAGATAATTATTCAGCAACTTTTATTCCTTATGTTAATACAGGTCTGACAGACAGTGGCCCGCATCTGACACAAATTAAAACAATTCTCACAAGAGAATTTAATAAGTTCTTTAGAGAAAAGAAATGGATTAAAGAAAAAGAGGATAATCTTTCTGGCGATGATATTCAGGAAGGTATGTTCTCTGTTTTTAATATTACAGCTCCTGGTGTATCATATGATGCTCAGACCAAAAGCCGAATTGTAAAAATTGATATGTCATCTTTCACCAGCGAGTTGGCAAATAGCTTACAGGTTTGGTTTAAGAGCAATGAAAAAGAAGTTAAAATTATTGCGGATAAGGCATTGGCCGCACGTAAAGCTAGAGAAGCTGCCAAAAAAGCTAGAGATGCCGCACGAGGTCAGCAAGAGAAAAAGAAAAAAGCGTTAAAGTTCGCTTCTAAACTTGCAGATTGTAATAGCTCAAATCGTTCTGAATGTGAGATTTATATAACGGAGGGAGATTCTGCTACAGGCGGCTTGAAGCTGGGTAGAGATGAAAAATTTCAAGCTGTAATGCCGGTCAGAGGTAAGATTCTTAACTGCCAAAAAGCAACGCTCGCGCAGATTCAAAAGAATGCTGAGATTATGACAATGATTGAAGCATTTGGCCTAACTATTGATACAAAAACCATGAAAGTTACTTATGATAAAAAAGATTTACGTTATGGTAAAATTATCATTATGAGTGATGCAGACGTAGATGGCGCGCACATTAAGAATCTGTTTTATACTTTTATTTGGAACTTCTGTCCAGATTTAATTAAAGATGGATATATTTATGCTGGCGTGCCTCCTCTATTTAAAGTAACTGAAGGAAATGGCAAGTCTTATAAATATCTTAAAGATCAAGCTGCACTTGATGAATATAAAGCTAGCCATACGGGAAAATATGTAGTTGGAAGAATGAAAGGTCTAGGTGAGATGGATCCAGAAGAGGTAGCAGAAACTCTCATGGATCCAGAAAATAGAATCATTCATCAGATTAGAGTGGAGGACGAAGTAAAAGCTTCTACATTATTTGAGCAAATGATGGGTTCCAGCCCTACTCCACGAAAGAAATTTTTAAAAGATTATAGTGAGGAGAGCTATTATGTGGAATAATAACACAATTGAAGATGAAATTCAGCGCAATAGTTTGGAATATGGTGTTAGTGTTAATACAGATAGAAGTATCCCCGACGCTAAATCTGGTTTAAAACCTGTAGCAAGACGAATTATTTATGATGCTTATGAAAAAGGTTTTACTTCTAATAAAAGTCATGTAAAATGCGCGAGCATAGTAGGAGATACAATTGCTCGCTTCCATCCGCATGGCGATACCTCCGTATATGACGCTATGGTTCGTCTTTCGCAGGATTGGGTTATGCGTTATCCTTTGATTGACTTCCATGGAAATAATGGTAATATTCTTGGTGATGGTTCAGCTCATTACCGTTATACAGAAGCAAGATTGGCAAAGATTAGTGAAGATGGCCTTTTAGCTGGATTAAAGAAAAAGAATGTTCCTTTTACTCTCACTTTTGATGAAAGAGAAGAAGAGCCTATTACTTTGCCCGCAATCTTTCCTAATCTTTTATGCAATCCAAATGAGGGTATTGGATGGGCAATGGGCTGTTCTTGGGCGCCGCATAATCTAAATGAAGTAGCGCAGGCCATTTTTGATTATCTTGATGGCAAGGAGCCAATGTTGCCTGGTCCTGATTTCCCAACAGGTGGTATTATCATTAATAAGGATGATATTCCTAATATTATGCGAACCGGGCATGGTAGTGTAAAGGTTCGTGGCAAATATCGTATTGATGGAAGAAATATTACTTTCTATGAAATTCCATATGGAACAAGAGTAGAAAGTTTAATGGAAGAAATTGGTAAAGCTTGTGATGAAGGTACTGTCAATGGTGTAATTGATATTAGAAATGAAACAGGTAGAAAGAGCGGCCTTCAACTTACTATTGAAATTGATAAAAATGCTAATTTAAAAGCAGTTATTAATCAGTTATTTGCTAAAACTAATCTTCAATCTTCTTTCTCTTATAATCAGGTAGCCTTAATTGGTAAAACACCAACTGAGTTGACTCTTAAAGATGCAATTAAGGTTTATATTGACCATAATCTGGATTGTATTAAAAGAGAAGCTGAATTTGATTTAAATAAAGCCCAAGCAAGAAAAGAAATTGTTGAAGGACTTCTAAAAGCTTTAGAGGATATTGATAATATTATTATTCTTATTAAGAAGTCTGAATCTTCTACAAACGCAAAAGAAAATTTAATTAAAGTATATAATTTTACTGAAAATCAGGCAAAAGCTATTGTGGATATGAAGCTTGGTAAACTAGCTGGCTTGGAAAGAATTGAATTATCTAATGAGTTTGCGGAATTGGTTGATACCATTAACCAGCTTAATACCTTGTTAAATGATGAAAATACCCAGAAGCAAGAACTTATTAACAGATTAACTGAATTTGTTAATAAGTATGGGGATGCGCGCCGCACAGAATTAACGCAGATTGAGGCTAACACCAAGGAAGAAAAAGAAATTGCAAATGTTGAGCCTGAAAAATGTGTTGTTGTAATGACGGAAAGTGGTTTAATTAAACGCATTCCAAGTTCCTCCTTTAGAGTTCAAAAGAGAAATGGAAAAGGTGTTAAGACAGTTGATGATATTGTTAATTGTATCATTCGGACAAATACCATTGATAGTCTTATGATTTTCACAAATAAAGGTAGAATGTATAGAATTTTGGTTGATAATATTCCTACAGGAACAAATGCTTCTAAGGGGCAGCCTATTAAATCTCTGATTGAGATGGACGGCGATGAAGAACCAACTATTATGTATTCTATTTACAGAGATACTGATGCGAAATATGTGTTATTTGTAACTAAAAATGGTCTGGTTAAGAAAACAGCTCTTGAAGAGTATATTAAGACTAAGAAAAAGAGTGGACTCGCAGCTATTAATCTTAAAGAGGGAGATAGCCTTGCTCAGGTAAGTCTTATTAAGGATGAAGATTTAATTATCTTAACCAAGAATGGTATGGGTATTAAATTTAATTCTACTGAAATTGCGGCTTCCGGCAGAACTACAATGGGCGTTAAGGGTATCTCTTTGAAGGATGGTGATGAAGTCATTACTGCTCTTCCAGTAAGAGATAAGAATGATACATTAGCTATCTTTGCAAAGAATGGCTTAGGTAAGAAAATTAATTTAAACGATTTGACTTTGCAGAAGCGCGCAGGCAAGGGTTTAATGGTGTATAAGGATGAAATTGCGGCAGCTACTCTTGTTTCTGATGAAGATAAAATTTTGGTTATTGGTTTGACAAATAGTATTTGTATTTCTGCAACAGACATTCCTCTCTTGGGAAGAAGTTCTGTTGGTAATCAGATTATTAAAAATACACAGATTGAAAGGGTCAGTAAGGTATGATTCAAACACTAAAAGAGTATGAAGCTAGTGTAAATTCTCTTAATATTTATACTTGTTTTTATAATGATGGAAACCCCTTGGTAAGTGATAAAGAGTGGGATGACCTTTATTTTCAGATTAAAGAATATGAGGAGCGAACTGGGGTTCATAGCCCCTATTCGCCTACTCACGCAATTGTTTATCAAAAAGTAGACGAATTGGAGGAAGTAAGTCACAATCATCCAATGTTATCTCTTGATAAAACTAAAGACTGGGATGAATTTCTCAAGTATTTTAGTTCAAAAGATGCAAGTAAAAATGTCGTAGGAATGGTTAAACTTGATGGTCTGACTTGTAGTTTGCGCTATGTAGATGGCCAACTAGTTTCAGCAGAAACTCGCGGAAATGGCACAGTGGGTTCTAATATTCTTCATAATGCCTTGGTAATTAATTCAATCCCTAAAAAGATTGAATATAAAGACGAGCTAATCCTTGATGGAGAAGTCATTTGTAAGCGTAGTGATTTTGAACCTTTTGCTGATGAATATAAAAATCCTAGAAATTTTGCGGCTGGTAGTATTAGACTTCTTGACTCTAGCGAATGTGCTCATCGAAATCTAACATTTGTTGTTTGGAATGTTGTTAAGGGCTTTTCTGAATCTAATTCATTTATTGAAAAACTAGAGCTAATTGAAAAGCAAGGCTTTATTACAGTACCTTGGACTTCTTCTTTTGACTGGGATGCCGCAGATTTTCTTAAAAACCAAGCTGATGAATTGGGCTACCCGATTGATGGCCTTGTAGGAAGATTTGAGGATATTGCTTTTGGAGAGTCTCTTCCAGCTACTGCGCACCATAATGGGGCTGCATTTGCTTTTAAATTTTATGATGAAGAGTATGAAACTCAGCTTTTGGATATTGAATATGGGATGGGCCGAACTGGTCAATTAACTCCTGTAGCAGTATTTCAACCTGTAGCTACAGAGGATAGCATTATTGAAAGAGCTTCTTTACATAATTTAAGTGTTCTAAAGGAAATATTAGGCCAGCCTTATGTTGGACAAAAAATTAAAGTAGCTAAGATGAATATGATTATTCCACAAGTCATGTCAGCAGCTGATTGGATTGAAGGTGCGACTGCGATTAATCCTCCTGATATTTGTCCAGTTTGTGGAGGAAAAGCAGAAATTGTAGAATCTGATTCCGGTATTAAAAATCTGATTTGCGCCAACCCTCAATGCTCTGGCAAAGCAATTAATGTAATTGACCATTTTGTTGGACTTAAAGGACTTGATATTAAAGGACTGTCAAAGGCTACAATTGAAAAATTAATTGATTGGGAATGGGTAACTTCTCCAATTGATATTTTTTATCTTGATAGTCATGCAAAAGAATGGGTTAAGAAGCCTGGCTTTGGGCCTAAGTCTGTTGAAAAAGTTCTTGAGGCCATCAAAAAAGGCTCTGAGGATGTAGACCTATGGAGGATTATTTCTGCGGCCGGCATTCCTTTAATTGGTTCTACCGTAGCAAAGCAGCTTGCAGAAGAATTTAAAACTTATGAGGCTTTTCGTGAAGCTATTGACAATAAATATGATTTTACTAAACTGTATGGTTTTGGGTATAATATGGCTGATAGTCTTTTAAATTATAATTATGATGAATTGGATGAAATTGCTAAAATTGTAAATATTAAAGAAGTTGAAGATACTGAGAAAGGTAACTCTCTTCAAGGTATTAATTTTTGTATTACAGGAAAGCTAACTAAATATAAAAATCGTGATGCTTTAAAGGCTGAAATTGAAAACAATGGTGGTAAAGTATTAAGTTCAATCAGTAAGAATACTAACTATTTAATCAATAATGATGTAAATAGTTCAAGTAGTAAGAACGCTTCTGCTAAAAAAATGGGAATTCCCATTATTTCGGAAGAAGAATTTATTGAGAAATTTTTATAATTTTTTCTTGACATAAGAAAAAAAATATTATATAATATGCTTGTAAATAAAACAAAAGGATGAAAAATAAATCTATGAAGAAAAAAGAGCTATAGGCTCTAGCGAAAAAGATTGCTAACGCAGAATATATCATTTAGCACAGCGATGATAAAAAGGCTATCGCAAGAGCGCAAGAGGAAACTATTAAACTTTGTAGTCATGTTGATAGTCTTGATGACATTACTTTAATAGATGAATATGTTCAAGAATATTTAAGAAAAAAATCTTGACAATTTAAAATTTTTTTGTTATAATATTTACATGAAAAGTTCAAGAAATTTAGAACAAATATTTTTAATTTTAAAGGAGATTATTTAATTATGGCAATGAGCGAGAAGTCTAAGAAGATTTTTGAGTATTTGAAGAGCATTAATGGTGCTAATGTTACTGCTGCTGATGTGGCAACTACCCTTGGCCTTGAGAAGCGTACAGTTGATGGCGCATTCACTTCTGCAATTTAGAAGAAGGGCTATGGTATTCGTGTTCCCGCAGAGGTTGAGCTGCCAGATCACTCTCATGCAAAGGTGAAGTTCCTCCAGCTGACTGACGAGGGCATGGCGCTGGATCTTGACTCACTTGAGTAATTAATTATAAAGGGGTAGAGTAATCTGCCCCTTATTTTTATAAAACCATGTTTATTATTTATATTTTAATTGGTCTAATTGTTGGCGCAATTGCTGCATATTTAATTATTAGGCCAAAATTAAAAACTACTCAAGTGGCAGACCAAGAAACCGCTAATAAAAATCAAGAACTTTTAAATAAAAACAAAGAATTATCTAAAGAATTAAATTAGCGACAAGAAGAATTAACTTCTTTAAATCAGTAGATTTATATTCTTGACGATAAAAAAATTAGATATACAGAAGAATTACAAAACCAAATAGACCAAAGTAAAGAGATTGCTAAAACTATTTATGACCAAGATTTAAAACTTGCTAAGAATCAACTTGAAAAAGATAAAGAGCAATTAAAAAAAGATTATTAGCAAGCTTCACAAGAATTTTCAGAAGCTTATTTAGAATCATTAAATGATTCCGCTAAATATTTTACTACTACTATTACCAGCAAAAAAGAAACTCTTGATGCTTTAGAGGAGTAGATTGCTCAATATAATAAAGATATGTCTGCAATGGTTGAAGCTAATAAAAGAGCAGAAGAAATATCTTAGCAATCAAATTTTTATCGTTTAAATCTTTCTGATGAAGATATTGAAGAAATTAAAAAGTTGCGTTCTATTATTCCTTATTTAAGGAACCCAGAAGCTTTAAATAAAGTAATTTGGAAAACATATTATGAAAAGCCTTATTCAGATTTAGTTGGCCGAGTAATTGGAACCGGAGTTCATACTGGAATTTATAAAATCACAAACCTAGAAAACGGAATGTGTTATGTAGGCTAGAGCGTAAATTTGATAGAACGTTGGCGGCAACACATTAAACGAGGTATTGGCGCAGAAACGCCAACCCGCAATAAATTATATCCAGCCATGTTAGCTATTGGAGTTGAAAATTTCACTTTTGAAGTTATTGAGGAATGTAGTAAAGATTAGCTGGATGAACGAGAAGATTATTGGCAAAACTATTTCCACTCAAATGAGTTTGGATACAGCATTAAATAAGGAGATTATTTAATTGGTTAGAATTATTGATAAGAGAGCATCAGGAAAAACAAGCAGACTTATGCTAATCGCAAAGGAAAATAATGCTACATTTGTTTGCTCAAATCCAGCTGTTATGGAAGCCAAAGCTCA